CGGAGGTAATGGCGGCGGTGCTGAGGTGCTGTGGGAGCGGAAGACCTACATCCTCCAGCCTGCTGGCTTCAGCTGGAAAGGCTCCGAGGCTCAGAACCTCAGCCCAACCGCGACCCAGTATGCCGCTGCCGCGAACTGGGAACGCGTGTTCAGCCGCAAGCAGGTCCCATTCGCCGCCGTCATCAGCGGTACCACCACGCCGTAATCCGGCCTTCACTTACCCTGGCGTCCGCGAGGGCGCCGGGCTGCATTGAGGTGACTCATGAAAGTTATCTACACGGACAAACCGGGCAAAGAGCGCGGCGTGTGCTACCGCCTGCTTAGTGAATTCTTCGGTGTTATTGGCACTGCCACTGAGGTGGTCATCGAGGGTGATGCGCCTGGAATTTACGATGCATACGAAGCGGCGGGCGTCAAAGTTTCGGAGGGCAAGGAGCCAGAAAGCGCCGAAACCGACCCTCTGAAAATGAAGGTGCCGGAGCTGAAAGAATGGCTGGCCGAGAAGGGCATTGCCTTTGACCCGTCCGCCAAGAAAGAAGACCTGCAGGCCCTGGTGCCAGCGGAATAAGGACAAGCACATGACTGACTTCATCACCGTTGCCGACGTTGACGCTTCGCTGGGTCCTGGCTGGGCCGGCACCGGTGATCCGGTCCTTGCTGTGACCATGGCCAACGCCTGGCTCACGGCCAAGATCAAGCGGGTTGTTCCTGATCCGGTTCCGCCCGAGATCAAAACAGCCGGCGCCCAGGTCGCCAAGGAGGCAGCGGCGGGCAAGTTGTACACGTCAACGCAGAAGGAAGTGCAGAGCAAGACGGTTTCGGCTCAGTCCGGCACATCCGTGAGCAAGACCTACGTGGCCGGATCTACCGATCAGTCGGCGGGTGTTAATTTCGCCCTGGCGCTGCTGGCGCCTTGGATCAAGCGCTCCGGCGTGATGATGCTGAATAGGATCTGATCATGGGTATGCGTGAAGAGATTCAGGCTGAAATGGCTGAGGCGTTTGACGATCCTGACGGCCTAGCCGACGCGGTAAAGCCAGTGGAGGGCGTACGCAAGGTTCCCGGTGAGTACGACCCCGACCTGGGCGGCGAGACGCCGGAGACCATATTCACGTACATGGGGCGCGGTGTCTTGGGCAGCTACCTGTCCAAGGAAATCGATGGCTCACTGATCCAAACCACCGACAAGAAGCTACTGGTGCTACAAAACGAGCTGTTCGTGTCAGAAGCCGGCGTGCCGACGGCGGTACCGGCCGAACCCGCCATCGGCGATATCGTCAACGGCATGCGCGTAATGAATGTGTCTGCCGATCCTGCTGACGCGACGTGGACAGCACAACTGAGGAAATGACATGGCCGCTCAATCCGGCAGCTTCGCCCTGAGCTTGGCCGAGTTCGCGGCGCAGACCAGCGAAGCGATCGATGCCAGTGTGCGCGAGATCATCATCGAAGTCGGCAGCAGCCTGATCCGCATGTCTCCCGTGGGCAACCCGGAAATCTGGGCGCAGAACGCAGTGGCGACTGAGTACAACAAGGCCGTCGACGAACACAACACCGCGCTGCGCAGCGATCCGGCCAACCTGACCAAGGGCGGCAGGCTCAAGAAAGGCCGCAAGCTCAACGACGGCATGGACGTCAAGGCGCCAGAAGGCTACGTCGGCGGCCGGTTCCGCGCGAACTGGCACATCTCGCTCGGCGTAGTCGAAAACGTCACCTTTGACGAGGTAGACCCAAGCGGCGCAGAAACCACTGCCGCGCTGGTCGCTGCAATGAGCGACTTCACTGCTGGCCAAATGGCCTACATCATCAACAACTTGCCCTATGCGATTCCGCTGGAGTTCGGCCATTCGACCCAGGCGCCCGGAGGCATGGTTCGGGTAACCGTGGCTCGCTTCCAGCAAATCGTGTTGGACGCCATCAGGAACAACCAGGTATGAGTCACGCCATCATCGCCTCGATCTACGAGGCAAAGCTGATCGCCTGGAACAATGCAAGGCCGGAGAAGCTGAAAATCGTTTTTGAGAACATGCCCTACACACCCACAGCGGGCGAGACTTACCTGCGGGCGTTCACCATCCCGGGCGACACGGCCAGCAACACGCTCGGCGGAGACCACCGACTGTATACCGGCGTGTTCCAGGTCAGCATTATTTGCCCGGCGGGCACAGGTAAAGCAAAAGCCAACCCCATTGCTGCCGACATCATCGCGTTATTTCCACTTTACGTGCGTGACGAAAAAAATGGTTTCGTAGTTACGCCCATGACACCTGTAGACGTCGGCCCAGGCATAACAGGCGATTCAACCTACACCGTCCCGCTGTCGTTCTCATATCGGTCCGACACCACGCCATAACCCGCCCGTTGGGCAACTCCTGAATCCGCCTCTGCGCGGGTTTTGTCATTTCTGCAAAGAGGAAAACCCATGTCTGTTTACTTCCCCAACGGGGCCACGCTTTCGATTTCCAGCGGATTCGCCGCCGCCAAGCTGATTTCGGCAATCAGCAACGCCAACCCGGGTGTAGCTACCAGCGCCGCAAATGGCTTTGCCAATGGCGACATCGTTCTGGTCACCTCCGGCTGGGAGGACATCAACGAGCGCGCCGTGCGTGTATCCAACGCGGCGGCGGGCGCATTCACCCTGGAAGGCATCGACACCTCCAACGTGGCTTTCTTTCCCGATGGCATCAGTGGCGGTACCGCGAAGAAAGTGACCGGCTGGGTAGCCGTCAACCAGGTTATCGGCAACTCCATGTCCGGCGGCGAGCAGCAATACTGGACTTACGCGCCGCTCGAAGCGCGCCGTGACAAGCAGATCCCGACCACCAAAAATGCGCAGGCGTTCGCTTTCCAGCTGGCTGACGATGACAGCCTGGCCTGGTATGAAGAACTGGATAAAGCCGATCGAGAGAAAGAAGTGCGCATCTTGCGTATGTCGCTGCCCAACGGCAAAACGATCTACTACGCAGGCTATGCATCGTTCAACAAAACCCCGACGTTGGTGCGCAACGAAGGTGCGGCCGTTTCCTTTGGCTTTACCATCAACGCTGAAATCACCGCGTATCGCGCGCCGGTTGCTGCTGGCGGCGGGACCTGATCATGGCGAAGTTCAAAATTGCGCAAGCGCCAACTTTCACCGGTGCGGTGATGGTCCCGGTAGTTGGCCAAGACCCAGTGAAGGTGGAATTCACCTTCAAATATCGAGACCGCATCGAACTTGCCGCGCTGTTCGATGGATGGAATCAGCGACAAAAGCAAAGCCTCGACCAGTTCGGCGACAAGCCTACGATGTCTCAAATTGTTGCGGTCGACACCGAAAACCAAATGCAGCAGATCAAGGATCTGGTCGTTGGCTGGGAGTTCGATGACAAGTTCGACGACGAGGGCATCAAGGCGCTGGTGACGTCTTGCCACGGTGCAACCGAGGCCGTGGTAAATGCCTACCAGGCGGCCTACGCCAAGGCCCGCACGGGAAACTGATTCGCGCCGCCCGCGCCATGTATGAGCCTCCTCCGAATACGGAGCAACTTGCCGCATTCGGGTTGGACGCTGAGGACATTGAAGAGGAATTCGAGGTTTGGCCGTGCCTTTGGCCTTCTTTCCTCCTGTTCAACAGGATGTCCACTCAGTGGCGTGTCGGCGCCGGCGGCGCTATCGGTCTCGACTACAACAGCATCCGCGACGTGGCCGGATTCCTCGGCATCAAGAAAAAGAAACTCGCTGAAATCTTCCCAGACATTCAGGTGCTGGAAGGCGAAGCCCTGCGCGTCATGGCAGAGGAAAGGGAAAACAGCCCGTAAACGCGGGCATCTATTCAAGGTGAGTCGATGAACATTGCAGAACTCGGCGTAAAGATCGACTCGGCCGATGCGATTCAGGCCAAAACCAGCCTGGATGAAATGGCCAAGGCCGGCGGCCGCGCCGAGCAGTCCGCCGTTTCGTTGATGAACGAAATGCAGGCGCTGGAGAAATCGCTCTCCACCAACGCCAAGACCACGCAGGATCTCGCAAAACAGCGGGAAGCATTGGCGAAACTGACCAAGACCGGCGCCTATGGCGAGGCTGAGGCCGCCAAGATTTCTGCGCAGCTCGATAAGCAGCAGGTCGCGTTGGCCAAGTCGGCCATGGATGAACAGAGGGCACTGACCAGCCTGCTGGGTGCTATCGACCCGGCCCGCGCCGCACTGGCAAAGCTGGATACTCAGGTAGAGCAACTGGGCAAGCACTTGGACGCCGGCCGCATCAGCCAGGATGAGTTCAACGCCGCGCTGGGCAAGATCGATAAGGATTACGACAAGCTCAACAAAACCACCACCGGCTTCGAAAAGTTGCGCCTCGGCTCGCGCCAGGCGCAGGAAAATGTGGTGCAGCTGGGGAATGCACTGTCCTCGGGGGATTGGGGCAGCGGCGTTCGCGCAGTCGCGCAGTTGGGTGCCGGTGCAGGTGAAGGCGCGGCGGGCCTGCTGGCGATTCTCGGCCCGCTGGCGCTGGCCATTGCCGCCGCCGGCGGTCTTGCATACGCTTTTTACAAGGGCAGCGAGGAGCAGGACAGCTACAACAAATCGCTGATCCTGACCGGCAATTACGCCGGTGTGAGTGCTGGACAGATCGGCGATATGGCGCGTCAGGTGAGCGCGACTGTCGGTACTACTGGGCAAGCCGCTGAGGTTCTCGCGCTGCTGGCCGGCAATGGAAAGATTGCTGGCGAAAGCTTTACGGGCATCACTCAAGCAGCGGTGTCGATGCAGGAAGCGACCGGCAAGGCCGTTAGCGAGACTGTCGCGGAGTTCGCCAAGCTCGCCGACGACCCGGTCAAGGCATCTGCCGCGCTGAATGAGCAGTACCACTATCTCACTGCGTCGGTTTACTCGCAGATCGCCGCACTGGAGAAGCAGGGCGACCATGCCGGCGCCGTGAAGCTGGCTACTGAGTCGTTTGCCGATGCAATCAACGAGCGCACGCCCCGGATCCTCGAGAATCTGAGCTTTTGGGAGAAGGGCTACAACGCCGTCGCTCGGGCTGCTGATGGCTTGAAGAATATCGGGCGTAGCGATCTCGGCGCTGATATCGAGCAAGCCCGCCGGGACTTGGCGGGCGCTCAGGCGGGTGGCGTAGGCCTATTCCAGAACAAGCAGGAGATGATCGACCTCTATCAAAATCGGCTCAACATGCTGGAGGACCAGCAGGCCGCAGAAGCCGATATCGCCAAGTGGCAGGGTGAGCAGGCGAAAGCCCAAGGGGATGCCGTCTCGTCGATGGCGAAGGCCGACGCTCTCACCAAGTCGGCGTGGACGAATGAGCAAAAGCGCACCGAAGCGATCAAGGAGTACAAGCGGCAGCTCGAAGATATCCGCAAGGTCGCCCCCAACGACCCGCGCCTGAATCAGGCGGCGATCGACAAGAACCTGGCGAACATCAACGACCAGTTCAAGGATTCGAAAGCGCCCGGCTCGCAGGTAGATCTGACCAGTTTCAACAATGCTAAGAACGACCTAGCAGTTATCAGCGCTGAGTACAAAAACGCTCAAAAGGAATTGGACGCAGCGCAGACGGCTGGACTTGTCTCTCAGGCCGACTACGCCCTGAAGCGTGAAGCGCTCATCGGCAACGAGCGCGACGAAGTGACCGCAGCCTACGAGGCTGAGATCGCTGCGCTGGAAGCCGCGAAGGCGAAAAAGACCACATCTGCCGCCCAAAGCATCCAGCTGGATCAGAAGATTGCCGATGCTCGCGCCGGCATGGTCAAGGCTCAAAAGGAAGCTGACAGCGAGCTCGAAGTGCTCGCTACCAGCGAAACCGGAAGGCTGGCGAAGCAGGATCGAGCGATTTCCTCCTACGTTCAGGCTTTGAGCCAACAGCAACGGGCATTGGAACTGGCAGGGCAGCGTGCGGTACTTGGCGTTGGCCAGGGAGATCGGCAGAACGCCCTAAACGGCGAACTGAACAGCCAGCAGGACCGGTTTGCTCAACAATCGCTGGAACTCGAAAACCAGCGATCTGACCCTTCGCGCAACATGTCGGAGGAGGAATTCGCGCGCAAGTCGCAAGCGCTCGCCGATGCGAACAAGGCCGCAACCGATCAGATCCGGCAGAACTACGCCGATGTCGATAAAGCTCAAGGGGACTGGACCAAGGGCGCGACGTCAGCCTGGGCCAATTACCTGGACTCGGCGAGCAACATCGCCGGCCAGACGAAAACTCTGTTCGGTAACGCCTTCAGCTCGATGGAAGACGCAGTCGTCAACTTCGCCATGACCGGGAAGCTTTCGTTTGCTGACTTCACGAAGTCAATTTTGGCGGACATGGCGAGGATCGCGACGCGTCAGGCCAGTTCAGCGCTGCTGAGCAGTCTCGTTGGTGCGGCTACCAGCTACTTCACTGGCGGTGGGGGCGGCAATGGACTGGCTGCTGGGTCTGCAGGTGCGACGTCGTCGAACCTCGGCGCGTCCTCGGCGGGGTACTCCGGCAGCTACTTTCCTCAGGCGCTCGGCGGTGCTTGGTCGTCGGGTGTGCAGATGTTTGCCAACGGCGGCGCTTTCACCAACAACATCGTCAGCACGCCGACAGCTTTCGGGATGGCCGGCGGTAGGGCGGGCGTAATGGGGGAGGCAGGGCCGGAGGCGATCATGCCACTGACCCGGACCTCCAGCGGCAAGCTCGGCGTTCTCGCTGCGGGTGGCAGTTCCGGGACAACGATCAGCATCAACGCGCCGGTCACTGTGGTAACTGAGGACCGTGGGTCTGAAGGCATGCAGATTGACCAGCAAGCGCTATCGAAAAACCTTCAATCGCAAATGCAGGCCGTGGCCGAGAAAGCCGTCGCTGACTCTTGGCGAGCGGGCGGTACCAGCTTTCGAAACGCCAATGGGAGGGCCTGATGGCCATCGAGAAATTCACCTGGCCAACCGAGCGCGGTGAGGCACCCGAAATCACCTATCGGGTGCGCACCTCTAAGTTCGGCGGCGGCTACGCGCAGAACGTTGGCGACGGTCCGAACAACAAGGAGGATTCCTATCCAATCACCTGCTCCGGTCGAAAGGCCAAGGTGCTAGAGATCATGGCGTTCCTCGATCGGCACGCCGGCGCGAAAGCCTTCCTTTGGACAACGCCGCTCGGCGAGCTCGGGCTGTTCACCTGCAAAAATCCCGCTCCCACACCAATGGGCGGCGGGGTCTTCAAACTCACCGCCACGTTCGAGCGGGCATTCCAACCATAAGGGGCGATCATGCCGCTGATCAGTGACATCCAGGTGCTTGAGCCTGGCAGCGAAGTGCTGCTCTTTGAATTGGACGGCACGGACTACGGGGCGGACGTTCTGCGCTTCCACGGGCACGCGATACCGCACACGCCAGCCGACCTGATCGCCGCCGGCGCCAATGCCGACCAGTTGCCCGCGAAGGCGATTTACTGGCAGGGCAACGAGTACAGCGCCTGGCCGATGCAGATCGACGGCATCGAGGCGAACGGCGACGGCACGGCGGTCCGGCCGACATTGTCGGTGGGCAACGTCAACGGGCGCATCACTGCGCTCTGTCTTGCTTTCGAGGATCTGCTCGAATTCAAGCTGACGATGCGGCACACGCTCGGCAGCTACCTCGACGCTGCGAACTTCCCGGCCGGCAACCCTACAGCAGACCCAACCCAAGAGACGATCGAGGTCTGGTACATCGACCAGAAAACGAACGAGGACGGGGAGAATGTCAGTTGGGAGCTGGCCAGCCCGGGCGACGTGGGCAATGAGTCGATCGGGCGGCAAGCGACAACGCTGTGCCACTGGTGCCTCACCGGTGGGTATCGCGGGCCCAACTGTGGCTACACCGGCCCGTATGTCACGAAGGACGGCGTGATCACCGACAACCCTGAACTGGACCAATGCGACGCCACGCTGGGCAAGGGCTGCATTCCGCGCTTCGGCGAGGGTAACCCGCTGCCGTTCGGTGGCTTCCCCGCTGTATCCCTGATCGCAAGGAGCTGACATGCGAAAGCACATCTTGAACGCGATCCAGGCGCACGCGGCGGCCGAGTACCCGAAAGAGTGCTGCGGGCTGCTGCTGGCGATCGGGCGCAAACAACAATACTTCCCCTGCATCAACGTCTCGACGGAGCCGAACGAAGAGTTTCGAATCGATCCCGAGGAGTACGCGACGGCCGAGGACGTCGGTGAAGTGATCGGCGTGGTGCATTCACATCCGGACGCCACCAGCAGGCCGTCACCGCGTGACCTCGCCATGTGCGAAGCGACCGCGATGCCTTGGCATATCCTGAGCTGGCCGGAAGGTGACCTGCGCACCATTGTTCCCACCGGTGAAGTGCCGCTGCTGAAACGGCCATTTGTGCACGAGGCGTGGGACTGCTGGCAGGTGTGCGCCGATTGGTACAAGCGCGAGTGGGGGTTGGAATTCGAAGCGTTCAAGCGCGCGGATGGCTGGTGGGAGAGCAAGGAAAACATCAGCCTGTACGAAGCAAACTACGAGGCCGCCGGCTTCTACCGAGTCGACCAGCCGCAGCGCGGTGACATGATCGTGATGGAAGTGGGGCGCACCGTTTACCCGAACCACGCCGGGATTTTCCTCGGCGGCGATCCTGCGTTGCCGGGAGAAGATGCTGCGACGTTCGGCCCGGGGCCGTTCCTGCTGCACCACCTGTATGGCAGGCCGTCAGAGGTCATTGTCTTCGGCGGGCCTTGGCTCGACCGCACGCGCTTGGTATTGCGTCATCGCGCCGCTCAAGTGAGTTCGCCAAGTGCGTAAATTGAGTACCCGCTGCTGGTCAAATGATTGACCTGAACTGATCCACCGATGTAGACCCGGTTTGCCGATTTTTGGCTCTCCTGAAGCGCCTGTGCACGCATGATTTCGACGGCGCAATCTGGGAACGAATTGAGGTCAATGGCAGCAGCGTCGACGAGCTGCGGTTTCATTCCCAGCCCATAAGCTAACCACTCGGACTTGAAGTTCGATCCCGACCGGTAACCATAGCCATGAATTTTTCCAGTCTTGCCGGAAAACCCGAAGTGATAAATCGTTGCTGTCTGCTCATGCATAGCGGGGAACTGAGCATTCAGTTCGCGCCAGAGGGATTGAAGCGACTCGGGAGCATGAAGATTGACCGCATCTACATCGAGGGCAAAACCTTGTTCATTCACCAAGCCGATCCAACGATTGAAGAGAGCAGCAGAACCTGTCCCGGCAACAATCATTCTGAGGTGAGGAATAGCCAGGGCTTTGCTCGAATACCCGGGAGCGGACCCATCGGGATAATGTAAAAGCGTGTCTGTTGCGACGATCGCCTCTTTTGCTTCCGTATAAAACAGCAGTGACGACATTTTGCCTCCTCGCAGCTGGATTTTTGGACAAGACGCTACTAACGGCGGGCAGCGGTACGTTGCTGGAGATTCGTACAGGCAGAAGAAAGCCCGGACCAGCCGGGCTCGGGGATTACCTGAAGTTTCGCTCGCGAATCAGGTCGTAGCAACGGCGCGCAACTGTCGCGAAGTACAGACCGCTGAGCCCGAGCAATCCCAAGAACCCAAGGGCGAGGACTGCGTCTAGCGTCATTGCATGGTCTCGTGACCAGTGCAATAGCTCCACCGTTACACTGCCTGACACCCATAGGTAGTAGGCACCTACGGCGAAACTGGGGATCCCGATTAGCGAAAGCTTCCAATCACTCAGTTCAGCATAGGTGTACTTTTTGCGATTACGGAAAGCCCTGGTCATCTTTTTCAGTAGCTTCATTTGCATACTCCGTTTGCCATGGATGGAGCTGGTTGGGTTGCGTCAAACCGAAGAAAAATTTGCGCTGGATGCGGTGTGTTTGTCGGGTGATGAGGCGTGATTGTGCTCAACCCTTAGAGTCCCAACCTACAACCACGCCGTGGTCCAGCGTTACTCGCAATGCAAATCGGTTGGCTCCTTGGTGATCATATTTCCATACCTCTCGAGATTTGGTCTTCATGTACCTTTGATCAACCGCCTCCGGATTGCCCGCAGAATCAAAGAGCTGCGCAGCAGTCATACCTTCCCAGATTTTCTGTCGCAGAATGGCTTGGACGATGGCGTCATCTTTATATTTTCCCGCCAAGTACGCAGTGCGCAGCTCAAGCTCCTCCGCTTGGCGTTGGCGCTCCAGCTCCGTTTTAGACGGGAGTAGCCGCGCAGCCTGTCGCTGCTGATCACTTAGAAGGTATCTATTTCCGTCGGGTCCGATCTCGGAAATGAAGTGGTCTTTCTCCAGTGATTCGATCAACATCGCGGCTCGGTTGTACCCGATCTTCAGATGTCGCTGTAAGGCTGACACGCTGCAGCGACGAGTCGAAGACACGAAGCGGGCCGCCTCAAGGTAGAGGGGGTCGTCATTGAGGGATAGGTCGGAAAATTCTTGATCGTGTTGATGCTCTCGTTCCCACCGCGGCGTTGGCGAGTGGCTGGACGAGGAAGCACATTCTGAAGATTGACCGAAAAACTTTTTCCACCAAGACATAGATCATCCTTGAATGATACTAAAGGCAAGAGGCTACTATCGTGAACAGGCATCGCGTTACTGGGGTTGCATCCATGCTGGATGCATCACCAGGATGGAGATGCTTAGTGTCAAATGGCTATTATCGTCTTGCTGAAGGTCATCAACACCTCAGTCATACTCATTTGATAGGGAAAATCACAAGTGGCAAAAGTATTGGTTTTGGGTCATTCAGACCAGCTTTCGAAGGAGCTGCGGGCGCAGCGGGCTATCAATGTTCAAATTGTCGCTTTGGAACCAATGGCATGCGAGTACGTCCTTGTAGTTCACAATCGCATTCCCGTTTGGTTTGGGAAGATCGACAAATTTGCTGTTGCGAGTGGTGCCTTTCCAAAAATTGCTAATATCCAGCTTGAGGCGGTTGTCTCTCTGGAAGACAATTGGCCTGAAACGGCGTCACTCATTGATCTCGACCGAATCGAAACCGGCAAAATTGTGGATTTTCAGGTGACCCCTCTTTTCGGGATAGGTAAACCGCTGAACTCAATAGATGAGCGTGTTGGTGGTGTGCTTTCGGTCGATGAAGCTGCTACACGTCTTGCTTGGACCTATGGCGTGGAAAAGAACCAAGTCAAAATTTCAATAGAGCTTAAGTAAAACCCCTACCAGCCACTAATCGCGTAGGCGATCGGAGCCCGGCCTAACGCCGGGCTTTTTCATTTTCGCCTTCGCCAGTGATATCTTGCCGCTTTCCCACAGGAGTGACCTGCATGAAGTTGATCGTAGGAGCGCTGGCGGTAGCGCTGTTGGCTGGGTGTGTATCCCCTGGGGATCTTCAGAAAAATGACCCGAGCTTCAAGGCAGCAACCGCGAAAGATCCCAAGCGTTATGCGCTGTGTGTTTTCCCGAAATGGCAGGACGCTAGAAGCGATGCCTCAATGTCCGAGACAGAAAGCGGATACAGATTGCTTGTCGCAAGCAACAATATGACCGACGAGCTGCTGGATATACGCAAAGCACCGAAGGGCAGTTCCGTAACGTTGTATCAGCGCATGGCATGGTCGCCGGGCTATGGGCGCGGAGACATGAAGCAAGCGATAAAAGATTGCCTTTGAACACCCAAAATAACAGCCGCCGAAAGGCGGTTTTTTTACGCTTGGAGAAAGCCGTGACAGCAACTGCTAATTGCCACCCGATGATGACGACCATTCTTCTATCGGGTCCGCTGATTAAACTGTTCGGGCGAGTTCACTACCGCGAACTGGGCAGCCGCTCCGTAGGAGAGGCGTTCAAGGCGCTGAAGTGCACGCTGGAGGGGTTCGACGCAGCGATCAAAGACTTGGAGCGGCGCGGTCTGCGCTTCGCCATTTTCCGGAACAGAAAGAACGTACCTGAGAAGGATTTCGCGCTAGGAGGCGCTCAGGAAATCCGCATCGTGCCCGTGGTTGGCGGCAGCAAGCGTGCTGGCCTGCTTCAAACGATCATCGGCGCAGTCCTGATTGCTGCATCGTTCATTCCGGGGTTTCAGGCTTTGGCCCCGGTGGGCATCGCGCTCGTTGCCGGCGGCGTCATTCAAATGCTCAGCCCGCAAGCCTCGGGCCTGAAGCAGAGCGCATCCCCCGAAAACTCCCCGTCCTACGCCTTCGGCAGCGCCAAGAACACCACGGCCAGCGGCAACCCGGTCCCGATCTGCATCGGTGAACGCCGGTGGGGCGGCATGATCATCTCAGCCTCGATCCTGGCTGAAGACAAAGCGTAATCAGGACAGCAGCACACCGACCGCCCGCGAGGCGGTTTTTTTATGCCTGGAGGAAAGCATGGGCGCAGCAGCACAGATCGATATCCACGGCGAGAAGGGCGGCAGCAGCAAGCCGAAGTCGCCGACCGAAGCCAGCGACAGCCTGCGCTCGACCAACCTGGCCAAGCTGCTGATCGCCGTGGGCGAGGGTGAGTTCGACAGCGTCCCGACCGATTACGACATCTACCTGGATAACACGCCGATCCGGGATGCCAGCGGCAACTACAATTTCCCGAACGTGAAGTGGGACTGGCGTCCGGGCTCGGTGGATCAGACCTACATCCCGGGCATTCCGTCTGTTGAGAACGAGACGTCGCTGAACATCGAGCTGCGCAGCGATTCGCCGTGGGTACGCTCGATCACCAATACCCAGCTTTCGGCCGTGCGCATGCGCTTGGCCTGGCCGGCGCTGCAACGCTCTGATGATCAGGGCAATGTCGGCGGCTACCGGATCGAGTACGCAATCGACGTCGCCACCGACGGCGGCGCCTATCAGCAGGTGCTGGTGGACGCAGTCGACGGCAAGACCACCACGCGCTACGAGCGCTCCCGCCGCATCGATCTGCCCGACGCCACCACTGGCTGGCAGATCCGCGTGCGCCGGCTGACGCCGAACCAGAACACCAACAAGATCGCCGACACCATGCTGGTGGCCGGTTACACCGAGGTCATCGACGCCAAGCTGCGCTACCCGAACACCGCGCTGCTCTACATCGAATTCGACGCCGAGCAGTTCACCAACATCCCGGCCGTCACCGTGAAGTGCAAGGCGCGCCGCTGGATGGTGCCGAGCAACTACGACCCGATCCTGCGCACCTACACCGGGACATGGGACGGCTCGATGAAATCGGCCTGGACCAATAACCCGGCGTGGATCACCTACGGCATTTGCACCGAAGACCGCTTCGGCCTCGGCAAGCGAATCAAGCCGTTCATGGTGGATAAGTGGGAGCTGTACCGCATTGCCCAGTATTGCGATCAGCTGGTGCCGAACGGACTGGGCGGGCAGGAACCGCGCTTCCTCTGCGACATGAATCTGCAAGGCAAGGCTGATGCCTGGTCGCTGCTGCGCGATATCTCGGCGATCTACCGGGGCATGACTTACTGGGCGCAGGGCCAGCTGGTGATGCAGGCGGACATGCCGCGCGCGCAGGACTTCGACTATGTTTTCACACGGTCCAACGTGATCGACGGGAAATTCTCCTATGGCAGCGCCTCGGCGAAGACACGTTACACCCGGGCGCTGGTCAGCTACGACAATCCGGCGAACAACTACGATACCGACGTCATTCCGTTCGCCGATCTGGATCTGCAACGCCGCTACGGCGACCGGCCGACCGAACTCAGCGCCATTGGCTGCACCCGCGCGTCTGAGGCCCAGCGTCGTGGCAAGTGGGCGATCCTCAGCAACAATCAAGACCGCACCGTCTCGTTCAAGACCGGTATGGAAGGGGTCATCCCGCTGCCCGGCCATATCATCCCGGTGGCTGATTCTCTTCTGGCTGGCCGTGAAGTGGGCGGCCGGATCTCGGCGGTGGCGGGGCGGGTAATTACGCTCGATCGCGATACCCAGGCCAAGGCTGGCGATCGGTTGATCATCAACCTGCCGGGCGGCCGCGCCGAAGGTCGGACAGTGCAGAGCGTCAACGGCCGCGCCGTGACTGTCACGGTTGCCTACAGCGAACCGCCGGTGGTGCAGTTGCAATGGGCGCTCGACGCCGATGATCTGGCAATCCCGCTGTATCGCGTGCTGCGCACCAAGCGCACCACCGAGGGCGATTACGAAATCAGCGCGCTCCAGTTCGAGCCGAGCAAGTTCGCTTTCATCGACACCGGCGCACGCCTGGAAGAACGCCCGATCAGCGTGATCCCGATCACCGTTGTGCCGGCTCCGGCGAGCGTGTCGCTGTCGTCGACTTCATCGGTCGTGCAGGGCCTGGCCGTGGCCACCATGACAATCACGTGGCCTGCGGTGGACGGCGCGGTCGGCTACGACGTCGAATGGCGCAAGGACAGCGGCAACTGGATCAAGCTGCAGCGCACCGGCATGACCAACGTTGACGTGGTCGGCATTTACGCCGGCGCTTATGTGGCCCGGGTGCGCGCGGTGAGCGCGTTCGACATCACGTCGCCGTGGCGCAACTCGATTCTGACCAACCTCAGCGGTAAGCAAGGGCTGCCGCCGGCGCTGGCGTTCCTGACTGCCACGCCGCTGCTGTTCGGCATTTACCTCAAGTGGGGATTCCCTGCTGGGGCCGAGGACAGCCAGCGCACGGAGATCTGGTACGGGCCGACGACTGAGCTGGAAGCTGCGACCAAGCTGACAGACCTGGCTTATCCGCAGAGCGATTTCTCCATGCTCGGCCTGCGCGCCGGTGTGACCTTCTATTTCTGGGGGCGCATCGTAGACAAGATCGGCAACATCGGTCCGTGGTATCCGATCGGGCTTGGCGTGCAGGGGCAATCCAGTTCCGACGCAGCAGCCATTCTCGAAATGATCGCGGGCGAGATCGGCCGAACCGAGCTGGGGCAAGACATCCTCGACGAGATCGACAAGATCCCGGGGCTTCAAGAGCAGATCGATGCGCTCGACGGGCTGAAAGGCTACGATCCTGAAGCCACCTACGAGGAGTACGACCTGGTGGTGCAGGGCAAGCGTATCTATCAGGCCACCGGCCCTGTACCGCTCAACATGCCACCGCCAAACCCGCTCTACTGGCTTGATGTTGGGCAGACGGTGGAAACGGCGAACGGCCTCGCCCAGCAGGTGGCAACCAACACCGCCGATATTACCGAGATCGACGGTGTGGTCACCGCTCAAGCCACAGCCTTCGAAGCCCTTCGCGCCTCCTCCCGAGACGACGACGGCGCTGGCGATCTTGCGGACGCGATCAAAAGCTACACCAGCACCGCGGCGATCGCTTCCGAATCGAAGGTTCGTGCCTCCGAGAACGAGGCAATGGCAAGGCGTGTGACGACCTTCGACGCGAAGATCGGAGAGAACGCGGCGAACATCACCGAGCTGGAGGAGGTGGTGGCCACGAACGAATCGGCGACCGCGACGAAGATTGATCAGCTAAACGTTTCGGTCGGGGAGAACTCGGCGGCCATTCAGCAAACGTCAGCAGCCTACGCGGACACTGCCGGCAAGCTGAGCACGATGTGGTCGGTGAAGATGCAGGTCACGGCGAATGGGCAGTACGTCGCGGCCGGCATCGGCCTCGGCATCGAGAACACCGGCGCCGGTCTGCAAAGCCAGTTCCTCGTCAGCGCCGACCGCTTCGCGATCGTCAACACCATTGCCGGCGGCGCGATCGCGGTGCCGTTTGCAGTGCAGGGCGGCCAGGTGTTCATGAACTCGGCATTCATTCAGGACGCCTCGATCGGAAACGCCAAGATCGGTTTCTTCATCCAGTCGGACAACTACATTGCCGGCGTTCAGGGCTGGCGCATCGACAAGGCCGGAAACTTCGAGTTGAACAGCCCGTTGGGCGGCGGCGCTCGCCAGGTCATCAATAACAACGGCGGCAAGGTGTTCGATGAGAACGGTGTGAAGCGCTATCAGTGGGGGAATTTGAACGCATGAGCTTCGGCATAAGGATATGGGGCGCCGATGGGGCGCTCCAGCTGGATGAGAACTCATTCACGATACGTGTCGTGCTTTCGGTGCAGGTGACGTTCGCGCTTGGAGCCAGCAAAGGAACGCAGGATTTCGCCGTTCCCGGCGTAGGTCCTGGCAACGGAACCGCAATCGTGATCCCGATCGGTTCCTATCCCCAGACTCAAATGCAGTTCGAAACCGAGATGCTTGACGGAGTCGTCCGCGTCTACAACTACACCCGGACGTACGCGGCGAGCACCACGTCGTCAGGAACCATGCGCTTGATAGTAATGAGGTGGAGCTGATGAGCTACGGCGTTCAGTTCACAAACAACAATAACGTCGTCACTTTGGATTCAGAGTTTGCACGGCTGATGGTCATTGCTTCAGGGCGATACGCACCAAACCAAGAGTCTGGGCTTGGCTCGGTTACTACGTTTGCACGCCCCGTTACCTCGCAGGAGCCTCCGCTCGTATTCGTGCGACCGGACACTATCAATGGGGTGGCGGGCCTGTGCCGCATGAGTCTTATCGGCTCTGCGGGTAACTGGACCGGCTTTTATGTCAGGGCTTACGACGTCAGCGTGGCCGGTCTTAATGGGCGATATTTCGTTGCCGCCTTTGGTGCCCAGCCTGTTGCTCAATATGGGATGCGCTTGTGGGATGGCGCCGGGAAACTGCTGTTTGACTCAGGCACCCCGAACGCAACGTTTACCCGAGCCTTCCAGAACTGGACTTATGTTCGTTACGACACCACCCCTCAGGGCCTGACGCGAATCTTCTACAGCGTTCCGTTCAACTTTCCTGAGAACGAGTACATGTTGCTCAACACATTCGGCATGCCGATGACTTCCGGAAGCGGTATCCCTCGCGATCTTTATTGCTGGTGGGATTTCCCAAACAACACGCTCTACGCCATCACCATTGCGGCATCGAACCCCTTCGCTTTCTTCCTGCCGGCCGTGTTCGCCAAACAAGCCGCATAACTCTTTTATAGGATGCACCCATGCCCTGGTACAAAACGGGAACGGTCTCTGTCACCCAAAATTCCAACGCGGTGATCGGCACAGGCACTTCGTTCATCGCCAACAGCCGGGTCGGCGACGGCTTTCGCGGCCCTGATGGCCGCTGGTACGAGGTGACCAACATCGCCAGCAATACCGCCTTGTCGATCTCTCCGAACTACGAAGGCCCGACAGCGGCTGGTGGTTTTTACTCGATCATGCCGGTGCAGGGTTATCAGAAAGACCTGTCCGATCAGGTGCGCACCATCCTAAAGGATTACGGCGATAAGCTGGCGGCGCTCGGCACTACTGGCAACTACGAAATTCTGCCGGTAAGCAAAGGCGGCACTGGTGGAGCAGACGCGGCGCAAGGTCGAGCTGGTCTCGGGCTGGGAGCTGTATCAACTGAAAACGTAGTTCCGGTAACGAAGGGCGGGACTGGCGGTACGGATCAGGCAGGGGCGCGCGCCGGCCTTGGACTTGGATCATTGGCACTTGAAAACATTGTGCCTGTGGCGAAGGGCGGTACCGGCGGGACGAGTCAAGCAACGGCACGCGCAGGTCTCGGCCTTGGTACCGCTGCGGTTGCCGCAATTCTAGGAACAGTTTCTCAGAGCGGCGGAGTTCCCACTGGGGCCGTGATTGAGCGAGGCTCGAACAGTAACGGCGAGTTTGTGAAGTTCGCCGACGGAACGATGATCTGCACGCAGGCTTTTGACGCTTCGTCCATGGCGATCATCTCAGCGGTTGGCGCTCTTTATCAGGCCGGGCAAGAACTCACCTGGACATATCCCGCGACCTTTGTGAGCGCACCCACGCCAGCACCAAACGTTTATCGCAATGACGGCACGGTGATCCTGGGGGTATTCACTCGGATTGTCACGAGCGCGAACATGCAGTGGCGTCTTTGGTCGGCCACGTCGTTTGCAGCCGGAAACGTGAAAAACGTTACTTTACTCGCCATCGGGAGGTGGTTTTGATGATTATCAAACTCTCGCCTCAGCGCCGAGATGACGCGCTGATCTTGGTGAAGTCTGGAGACAAACTTACCATCAACGGGGAGGTTTTCGACTTCACCCCGATGCCGGAGGGAGGGACGCTCCCAGCAGAAGCCATCGCCAGCGGATGGTTCGTTGAAGACGTACGTCGCGAGAATGGCGAACTGTTGATTCATTTACTTTTACCGAATCCGGTGAATTACAGCCCGGCGCAGGCGTTTCCCGCTGACCTGCTGAATGTGCCTGACGGCTCCATTGCACTGCCCGAACCACTCCAGAAAGAATTGGAGGCTGCTGATGAACATTGATTGGTCGCAACTCATTACCAAAGAAATGAAGGGAGAGGCGGAAGCTGAGCAGCTTTTGGCAGGCTTGGTGGCTGAGAACGCTCGCCGTCGTGCCATTGCCGATCAAGCGATTGCACCGCTTCAGGATGCCGTAGACATCGACGAAGCCACCGAGGCGGAATTGGCTCTGCTTAAAGCTTGGAAGAAGTATCGCGTGGCCTTGAACCGGCTATCAGAGGCACCCGGCTACCCGGCCGGTATTGACTGGCCAATCGCGCCGAACTGATTTTCCAAAAAGTCTGCAACCCGCCATCGAGCGGGTATTTTTTTGCCTGGAGAAAAGCACATGCCTGTAAACGAACGAGATCGCGACATCCTCGCGCGCACGCTGTGGGGCGAAGCTCGCGGCGAAGGGACTGCCGGCCAAGTCGCCGTGGCCTGGACGATCCGCAACCGTGTGCTTGATGGAAGGGAAAAGTCGTGGTGGGGTGAGGGCTATGCCGGCGTCTGCCAGAAACCGTACCAGTTCAGCTGCTGGAACAAGACCGACCCGAACTATCAGTTCCTGATCGGCGTGAAGCAGATCCCATTCCGCGAACTGGCGCAGTGCCGAATTGCTGCTGATCAGGTAATCGACGGAAAGGTGCCGGACCCAACCGGTGGTGCCACGCACTATTACGCCACAAGCATCAAGGCGCCGGCCTGGGCGGCGAAGGCGAAGCAAACGCTAAAGTTGGGCGGTCACGTCTTCTTCAGGGATGTGCCGTGAGTACCGTTCCATGGCGCTTGGTCGGCGGGCTGGCGCTGGTGATCGCCGGCTTCGGCAGCGCCTGGCAGTTCCAGGACTGGCGCTACGGCCGGCAGTTGGCCGAGCAGGCAAGGCTCAACGGCGAGACGCTTAGCCTGCTTGCCACGGCCAGCGCCGAGGCGCAGAAGGTTGAGCAGGACAAGCGCTTGGCGCTCGAGCAGAAGCTGGCAGGCAGCGAGCAAACCCACTACAGGAAATGGAGTGATGCCCAACGTGACCAAGATCGCCTGCGCGATCGCCTTGCCACTGCTGATCTGCGGCTGTCAGTCCTCATCGACGCGGATTCAGCCAGTGGCTGTGACGTGCCAAAAGCCACCGGCACCGGCGGCGTGGATCATGCAGCCGTACGCGCCCGACTTGACGCGGCGCATGCTCAACGAATTATCGCCATCACCGACACCGGTGACCGCGGACTGATCGCGCTGCAGGCGTGCCAGGACTATGTGCGAAACTTGCAACATTGATGGCCCTCCGCCACGCTTGCAGGGCCTTTGGTCTTGAACCATCATTCCTTTTTGATGATGGCGATATGTACGTGGACAAGCGACTCGCAGGGCTTTCGTTTTTGATGACCCTCGTTTGGGTTACGGTCGTCCTGGCGGTGATGTATTGGATGTCGCAGTGAATACAAAGGGTGAATCGTTGTGGAAGGCGTAGTAATGGGCGACAAAATGCAGAGAGAGGCCGATCGTCTCCTGGCGCAAATCGTCCGGACGGACTCGATGGTCACTGCGGTGAAGGCGGGAGCGCGGGCTGAAGGTTTCGTGCTTGGGCTGGAAACCGCCGGCGCGTTACGCTCCGGCGATGCAGAAAGGCTGTACATCATTTTTGAAGCCGCGCTGGTGGAGCACCTGAAAACCCTGTCGCAACAATAAAATTATCCGACCGGCTTAATCAGTTCCGGCCCCTGATTGCGTACGTTGCCTACGGCGCGATCGACCTTGAACCATTCGAAAGCCTCGGATGGCTCGCCCTCTTGCAGCGCCATCTGTTCGGCGCGTTCTTTGGGCGTGGCCGGGTCCAGCCATTCCCGCGCGAGCTCCGGCGGGAGAACGACCGGGCGCCGGTCGTGGATGTCGACCATGCCGCCGGCGCTGTCGGCGGTGATGATTACAAAGCCGTCGTGCTCGCCGGGGCCGTGCTCCTCGTTCGGGTATTGGCCGATCGCTGCGCACAGGATTGGGGATTGGTCCCGGTGCCTGATCAGGTAGGGCTGCTTCTTCGGCCCCCCTTCATCGACCCACTCGAACCAGTTGTTGATCGCGATGATTGCCCGGTGCGGCCAGATCGCGCGGAAGAACGTGCCATGGGCGACTTTCTCCACGCGGGCGTTGATTGGCGCGGCGCGGTCTTTCGCCCAATGCGGGCGCCATCCCCAGCGAACCATGTCCGCGTGCAGAAACTCGCCTTCCTGGTGGAAGAGGGCCAATTGGGTGGTCGGCGCGGCGTTGTACCGCTCGAAGGGCTGCTCGCCGGTCGAGTTGATGAGCGCGTTCGGCATGCTGAGCGCTGCCACGAAGTCGTGGATTCCGCTGTACTGGGAAAGTCGTCCGCACATTGCCATGCCCTCGGCTGGATCTGATTCAGCGTAGACCCGCCAGCGCTTGCTTCGTCACAAACCTTTTTCGGCGCAGCATTCGCAATGACCTGCCAGCTCCTCCCGGTCTCGAGCTTCTCTGAGCAGGCGCTGGTTTTCATTGAACAGATGGTTTCTGCTGTGCTCGACGTCGGCGAATCTTCGCCTTTCACTCAGCAAATCCCCCTCGGCGTACTGAAGCTTTGCCTTGAGAGAATCCCTCTCCAGCCTGAGCGCGTCATTGTCTCTGACCAGGCCTTCGATATTCGCCAGCGCTCGATCGAGCTTGAGGGTGAGCGCTTCGAATTCGTTCTCGTACATCCTGAGCTGGTGTCGGCAGGTTTCGAGCGGGGTCGGGTTGCCGAGCCAATCGTCGGTGTCTTCTATATAGAGGGGGTCCACGTGAGCGCCTTACTGGATACTGGTTGCATATACAGTAATCGAGGGGCGGAATGTAGGCGAGGCTGCGGCGACGAGCTGTCAGTCCGGCGCCATCAAAACAGCCAACGTCATTTTGATGAATTCTTCATTTCGATCGATCGCGGCGAGAGAGCTTCGGACGTTTTCGGCGACATCGGCGGATCCGCGCTGCTCGACCCATAAAGTGAGCTCCATGATGGCGGCTTCAAGGGCCAGCTGGTTTTCGTTCATTTTGAGCAGTAGGGAAGGGAGCAGATCAGAGTTTGGCATTGGTTTCCTCCTTGGACGAAACCAGAATAGCAGAGAGAAATTTGATCGGCAGAACGCCGGAGAAGGGCAGAGCACTGTAGGAAAATACAGCGCTAAGTTGTTGATTCTTATAGCGGTTAAGGTCAGTTTTTCACCCTGCCAATTTCGGTAGTTTTCCCTTATGCATCAATAGGTTGCGTGTATTTCGGGGTCACCTTGACATGGTGGGGGTCGTTGGTTCGAGTCCAATCGCGCCTACCAAACAAAATCCGCTCTGCTGGGCGGTCTAGAAGGGCTCACCGAAAGGTGAGCCCTTTTTTGTTGTCTTCGATTTGCGCAACGCTTGTTCCCGGTCCTTTCCGCTTCGCTCTGATCAGCTCTCCATTCATTACTGTTTGCGCAAAATGATCAAGCGCCATTTTGGTGCATTCTTCTTCCATTTCGTTATTGAAAACACCTGAATATCCAAAGGCTTACAGCTCTTTTTCTCCAACCGGTTATCGAAAAAGCCTTGTTGCATGTTGGGAATTTAAGTAACATCCGTTCCGCGTTCACCACCACGGTTTATGCATTTTTAAATCCCAAGCTTCCATCAGCTGCTTGGGATTTTTTTTGCCTGCGATTTGGCGTTTGGGCGCCTATCCCTCCATCACCTCCAAGCGAGGCGCGGTTTTTTCGTCTACTACTGACTGGCCGATTTTCAACTCTTTATAAGGGAGTGCGTCGATGCTGAGTCAGTGGGTCCTGGCCGCTATTCACCTATTTGCGTTTGCCTTGGCTTTCTGGGCGGTGCTGACGCGCGGCACAGCGCTCAGCCAGCTCTCGGCGGGCACGGGAGAGGTCAAGCGCGTTCTGCTCGCGGATAACCTTTGGGGGCTTTCAGCTTTGACGCTGCTTATCACCGGAGCGATGCGTGCATTTGGTGGTTACGAGAAAGGCTCTGACTATTACCTGCATCAGCCGCTGTTTCATCTGAAGATGACGCTGTTCTTGCTGATCCTGCTGATGGAGCTGGCACCGATGATCACGCTGATCAAATGGCGCATCGCATCCTCGCGCGGTGTGGCGCTTGATAGTGGACGTGCGAAGTTGTACGCGCGAATCAGTCATGTTGAAGCGCTGCTGCTGATCCTGATGATGGTCGCGGCGACAGGCATGGCGCGTGGCGTGATATTCGCTTAGAAGGCAAAATTCTCCGTGCTCTATCAGAAACGTCCGACAGCCAGCTCCAGAGGTGAAAGGTAATATCGGCGCAACAGAGGAGGGGATGGAAGTGACGGGAATCTGCATGCTTCAGGCGCCGTGCCCAGCGGGGGTGAAATGCGGATGGCTAAACGGCGCGTGAATCTTCAGCCAGTCTTGCGCGACGGCAATAGGACTGGCTACGTAATGCAAAGTGGCTCAGGGCGTTTGCGGCTTGTCCGGAGCGGTCAGGCCGGCCTGGATGCGTTGGTAAATTTCTTCACGGTGCACTGCCACGTTTTTCGGAGCGTTGATGCCGATGCGGACTTGTTGGCCGCTGACTCCGAGGATGGTGATCGTGATGTCATCACCAATGTTTATGCTTTCACCGACTTTGCGGGTGAGTATCAGCA